GTTAATAGTTTTAAAAAGCAAAGTTATCAAAACAAAGAATTAATAATTGTATCTGATGGATGTCAATTAACTACCGATTTGTATAATAATTTTTTTAGTAATGATACAAATATTAAATTAATACAAATACCTAAACAACAATTATATTCTGGCGAAATGAGAAACACCGCACTTAGTGTTGTTGATGGTGATATAATTTCGTATTTAGATTCTGATGATGTATTAGGACCTAATCATATAAAAATTATTGTTGAACAGTTTGATATAGAAGAATTTGATTGGGTTTTTTATAACGATTATATGACATTAGATAGCACATTCAAAAAATTATATTTAAGAATAGTTGAACCTCGTTGGGCTAGTATTGGTACAAGTTCAATAAGTCATAAGAATATAAAGGAAATAGAATGGAAAACTGGATATGGTCATGATTTTTTATTTATGTTTAATATGGCAAGTTTAGGCTTAAAATTTAAAAAGTTAGAAAAAACACCTGAATATATTGTTGCACATTATTATAATGGCGATTTTTAAAAATATCAATATATGATGAAAAGTGATTTTTATGTACATAATAATAATGAATTAGTTGATTTAAATAAAGATGCAGAACTTATAAGAAGTTGCTGGTGTAATAGATTTAAAACAAAATATCTTGAATCAACAACTTATTATGAAATATATAATAGACAAGATTACTTCAAAGGTGATTGTATAATATCTCCAAATGATATAGTTGTTGATTGTGGTGGTAATGTAGGTATTTTTTCATCATTAGCAATTGATATGGGAGCATCTATTGTATTATCATATGAACCATTTAAAAATAATTTTGAATTAAATAAAAAAAATAATCCTAATGTTCAAGTGTTTCAAAATGCTGTTTATAATAAAAGTAATCAAACACTAGAATTATTATACACACCAACAGGTAATGGAGGTCATACTGTAATAAGTTCAGAATTTGATAGAGAACCTGGACATTTTGAGCATAAAAATTTATTTGTAAATACTATAACACTAAATGATATTATTTCTAATAATTATATTGATCATATAGATTTTTTAAAAGTTGATACAGAAGGATCAGAACTAATGATATTTGAAGGCTTATCTGACTATAATTTAAACAAAATAAAAAACATCGCAATAGAATATCATCATTCTGTTTTTAACTATGATGAAAAAATTTATGAAAATTTTCAAAATAGATTCCTTAAAAAAGGATTTAATACATATACTTGGATATTAGATAATTATACAAGAATGTTATATGTAAGTAAAGGTGATGTTTTTAAAGAAAATCCAAATCACAATCACAATTAACTATGATAGATGAATTTACATTAAAAAAAGAAAAACATATTGAACATATTATTAATAATTTCAATTTTGATACTGTTTGTAGTACAATGAAATTTTTAGATTGGACATGGTATGGTTCTAATGATACGCCAAAAATAGAAGAATTGATAGATACAGCTAAAGATTTATTAAATCAAGTATATGAATTATCATATTCAGATACTATATCAACTGGTGGATTTAAAGCCACTAGATTTGAAGATTATTTAGAATTAGAATTTATGGTTGATTCATATTCATCAGAAATGATTAATTATGGTTCAGAATTTACTAAAATTAAAAAACAAAAAACATTAAAGAAAAAAATTAATACAATTAAAAAATTAATAGAAGATGAAAACGATTGAAATTTACGAGAAAACCGACATAACTGAATTACAAAAACTATTAACACATTATGAAGCCGTATTACAATATAATGAAATTTTGATACGAGATTCAGAAACAAATGATGAATATTTAGTTGAATTAGAAAAAAAATCTATTGATTATGAGATAGATATTAATATTATTCGTATGGAACTTAATAAAAGACTTTGGGAAAATTAATTTTATAATATGTTTGAAACTGTAAATAATAATCAAAATCTTTATTTTATTATAAGAAAAAATAAGATATTATTAAATACTATATCTTTGCACGATTTTATATTATCAAAATATGCTTTAGTATTAGGATATTATCCTATGATTAAATCTAAATTTGATATTTTTATTAAGTTGGATAAAAGAAAAAAAGTAGGAATGCTTAATAGACATATTTTAAGTGCAGCATCAAAATTAGGAGTTTATCAGACAATATTAAAAGAAATTGTTGTATTAAGAGAAAATAACAAAAGGTATAAAAAATTTACAATAGAAGAAGCGGCATCAAATAGCAGTATAATGTCTTATTTTAAAAAAAATGATAATATTAATTATTGGCAAAATGCATATAATAAGAATCAAATAGAATTAAAAAAAATGTATACCATGTTATTAGATATTATGTGTGAAGAATTACAAAAAAGAAACAATTCAAAATATCTAAGAAAAATTAAACTGCAAGAAATTAAAAATAACTATTCAGAATAGTAAATACTAAACGAAACTGTTATAAATCAGGTTAAAAATTACTATAATTTAAGGATACTACCAATTTCTGAATACCAAAAGAGTGATATTAAACTATCACTCTTTTTTTTATTTTATGAAGATGTAAATTTTATATATAATGTAAAATTTACATTTTTTATATGGCAACACCTCTTTATAAACCTATGAAGGCCCGTGGTACTTCATTCTATGCATTTCCAAGCGCAGCAAGTGATTTAAATTTGGCAAATTATAATGATTTCTATGATTTAAATTTCACAAAATTTGCACTAATAAATATTCCAAGACAAGAAAATGGAGTTCCTAACCCTATTGATGGTGTAATGGACTTTTTACCTAAAAGTAATGTTGCTGGTGAAGCACCATTCTTTTGTGATGATCCAAATTATACTAAACCAACTAAGCTATCAGATCAATTAGTAGAATCATTAAGAAATTATGTGGCGAATTATGATACATCTTTACATGAAAGTAGAATAAATTCTAATACTGATTTTTATAATATTGCTGAAAGATATACACCAACAGAACAAATTTTTTGGAAATGGTGTAGAAAATTAAATTTGATAGATTTTGAACCAGCAGTACATAAAGTTGATTGGGATAAGAATTTTTCTGATTTTGATAATTTAAATAACTCTACTATAACAAATCCTGACTATTTCCGTAAATATTTATGGAAAGAGAGAGAGATTATTAATTATCCAACTGTATGGTTTGAAGAAAGTTCTGATTATACTGGTAGTTTAGGTATTTATAACACACCAAGATTTACAATAAACGAAATTTCAAAATTTAAAATAGGTGATAAAGTAATATTAACAGGAAGTCAATCAGATCAAGTTTTATTATCTGGTGCAACACCAATACTATTTGGTGAGATTTGTACTATTGGACAAATTGAATTCGCAACTGGTAACACTACATATATTTGGTTAGATAAAAATTTTAATGGTGGTGGTGAAAATACTTTAACGTCAACTAACATATATTTAAGTTACAATAAATTAATACAATATGTTGGTGAAATAAATCAAATAACAAATATACAAACAGCATCCAGAGTTGGACAAGAAGTAACAGCATATATACCACATCAGGCAGGTAAAACACCTACTGTATTATTTGGAACTAGGAATAATACTAACTATTATCCTAATTTAGAAATACCTATATTAGCAGATGAGATTCAGACTGAAATAATTGGAACTGAAAGTTTAAATTCACCAATAAGAACAAATCCACAAGATTATCCAGGCTCATTCTTTGGACAGTTTGATACACAAGATAATACATATTTATGTTCAAATGGTGATAGTATTAGATATCAAGGAGATTATTATGGTGTTATATTAACAGATAATACTGGTGTAAATGCTGATGATTATATAGAGAATTTAGAAGATTTTAATTCTGACTCTATTGATGGAGTATTTCTTGATGTAGATAGAAATCATTATTATAAAATGAATATTCCTGGTTTAGAATCAAAAAACTTTGATGAATTTGGCTCCATATCAATTGAAGGACAAGCTCCTTCTGATTTTGATTTTAATGCTATATTATGGTATTATGAATTAATTGAAAGAGATGAAAATAATAATGTTAAATCTTATGTTAATTTATATGGTATAGAATTTTTGAATAATCCAGAGAACGATGATGATAGTTTTTCAACACTAATCACACCTTATCATAAATTAGTTACAAATGGTGTACATGACGGGTTATCTTATATGTTTAATTTAAATCTTCACTATAATATTGATAATGATGTTCAACCATTAACTTATGATCCTAGCACAATATATAATATGTTTGGCTTTGATATGTATAATGAGATGATGCGAAGATTTTATCAAGTTAATGAAAATTTTGTAAATATTATACAAGAATTTGTTAGAATAAATATGGATCTTCAGGACATGAAAAGTTTAATATATTCTCAAACTGATATAGATGATTTGAAGAGTAGAATGAAGAATATGGAAGATCTTCTAAAATTATTTGCAACTAATCAATTTGTTGATTCTGATACAGCAAATATTTCTGTTGATTATTCTGGAATATATCCTAAATTAAAATTTAATGTGACAAGTGTTGAATATGATGATATTAAAAATATTAGTTTAACAGAAGCATATAATTACTACTCTGTTAATAATGGGGCATCTTATCCAATCGCATTATCATTTTCAAGTAAGATGTTATTAAATCTTATAAATGATAATGTTTCTAATACAGGTGGAAATGTTGCTATTTTATTAGATAGAGATCTTAAAAATAAACAAAAAATAGAAATAATTATTAAACCTGAACAAGCATTATATGTTCAGAGATTATATGTTAATATGTTATTTAATTATAATAACACTATAACAGAAACTCCAATATTTAATGTTGTATTACCAAAAGATATTGAAGAGTATAAAATTATAACATCTGAGACAGTATATACAGATAGTTTTTATTTAAACGAAAATATATATGTTAATTGTACAGATATATATACTGGATCTACTTGGTGCTCAACTGGATATACTGAATTAATTTTAACTGAGGATATGTTTAAAACTGGTAACACAGTATATGTACAAAATCTTTATTTAATAGATACAGTTGGAAATACCATAGATTATAGTGGTGCATATAAAGTGTTATGTAAAAATGGTATTAATTTAACTATAGATTTACCATCTAGTGTTGTTGCCGGACATATATTAAAAGGACAGCCAAGGGTCAGTTTTTATAGAGGATTACAAGTCACTATACTTAGAATTAATGGTGATGATAATACAACATTTGCACAACGTTACGATGTTAAATATAAAATAATTTAATATATGAATATTTTAATTGAAGATTTAGTTAATAAAATAAAAGGAGTTTTTGATTCAACGAAAGTTCTATCGGTTGAGAGCGTATATGAAAAAATTAACAATTCAGAAGAATTACGGCTAATAATATCTATGAATAAAATTTTATATGATGATGTTAATATTATTTATACAAAACTTATTTTTATTACAGATAGTAATAAAACTAATTTATCAAAAAATTATTTTACATATCTTTTTGATATTAACTGTGAATATATTAGAGTAGAATTTTCAGATTTAGAAGATTTTTCTAATAAAATTTCTAAAATTTTTAAAGATGATAAATTTGGAGAGAATATTAAAATTTTATCAAAATTTGTTAAATCACCTTCTACATTAATAAATAAATGGTTTCAGGAAAATAAAATAACTGATATGTCTGTTATTAATGTTAAAGATAAAAAAATATCAATAACACCTTGCAGATCTATGTTTTTTGAATTCTCTATTGATTTGAATAATAATCAAAATGTCAATTTAACTATATCAAAAGAAGGAGATAAAGAATACATATTTAAATTTAAAATTTTTGATAAAGAATATGAAGATAAGCAAGATAATTTAGATAGACTTATTGAAACAATAGGTGATAATTTAAAAAATAAAATTAAAATCTAAAAATGGCAAGAATCACAAAACTTAACAGAGTGTTTAATAGAATAGAGTTGAATTATACAAATTTAACAAATCAAATAACAAATTGGTTAAGTTCTGCATATGAAAAATCTGGCATTCTTTTTAATCCTGCATCACCTTATGGACAAATATTAGAAGTTGTTAAAGAGTTATTTATTCAGAATATATTATATCTTAAAAATTTTGTTAAACAACTTGATATTGATCAAGCAAATTCTAAAAGAATGATTAGCAATATCGCTAGAATATCTGGACATAATCCATCAAGAGCAATTTCAGCAAAAGGTACACTTAAATTTAAACTTAAACAAGGAATTAATATTGATCAGAGTATTTCAGGTGGCCAAGTTATTATATATGATGAAACAATAGTTAAAAATAAAACAAATTCACTTTATTATTCATTAAAAATTGGCTCAAATAGAAATTTCTATCCATTAACTCCTGGCTGTCAATTTTTTGTTAATATTGTTCAAGGAAAATATGAAAGTCAAACATTTACTGGTGACGGAACAATTTCGCAATCATTTCAGACTACAGTTAGTAATAATGCGACTATTGATAATTTTGATTTTAGAGTATCGTTAAATGGTATTAATCTACAAATTAAAGATCATTTATATGATATGCTTAGTAATGAATTTGCTTGCTATGCCAGAACAGGATTTAATGGCGGATTAGATATCTATTTTGGAAACGGTGTAAACGGCTGTATACCAGCAATAGGATCAATTATAACTATTAAATATTTATTAAATAATGGGTTACAAGGAAATATATTAAATAATAAATTTAATGATTTTACATTTATTGATGATATATATGATGATAATGGAAATGTATTACAGGCTAGTCAATTTTTTGATATTTTTGTAGAAACTAATATACAATTTGCAAGTGATGGCGAAAGTGTGGAATATACAAAATCTGTCATACCATATGTTTCTAGAAATTTTGTACTCGCAACACCACCTCAATTTATATATCACTTAAAAAAATTAAATATGTTTTCTAATGTAAATGCATTTAACACATTGGATATGATTAAAATTGATATAGATAGTGATGGCTCGTTAGATCAAATTAATATTAATGAAATGTATTTATATTTGATACCAAGAATAACAGATTATTTCTCAACTGATATAAATTATTTTAATGTACCATATGATAGTTTTTATTTGGATAAAATAGAAAAAAATAGAATTCTAACATATCTTAAAATGCAAGGTATTATAAGTATCACATCAGTTATTAAAATTATAGATCCTAAAATTAAAAAATTTGTAGTAAATATATTTATTAGAAGATTTGAAGATGTATCTGAAGATAATATTAGAGAACAGATTGTTAATAATCTATCTACATATTTTTCAACATATGATAGATATGATAGAGTCATTAAAGCCGATTTAATTACTCAATTGAAATTTATAGATGGAATAGATTCAGTAAATTTAGAATTTGTAGGAAAAGATAATGAAGATTATCATAAGGACGGAGCATTATTATCTTCGACACAAAAAAATGTTCTACAAACAACATATGTAGCATCAACTAATGCTGTTGATGTATCATCTGAGAAATATAGAAATATAGTTACTACACAAGATCAAAAAAGTAATAGTTCTAATACAACTTCTATCAGCAACACAAATTTAATTAATGCTATATCATCAACAGGTACTGAAAAAACTAATATATCTGCTGGAAGTAGTACAGTGGTTTCTTATCAAAACACAACTCAATATGATTCTAAAAAACTTGTAGGTATTGATCCTGTTTTAGGTGATATCGTTATAGGTAAAAATGAGTTAGTAGTATTAAGAGGTGGATGGAGTAATAGAAATGATGTATTTTTTAGTGAAGATCCAAAAACTAATACAGGATTTAGCACAATTAATATTATATGGAAAGGTGTTACACCAAGAATATGAAATACTTAAAAACATATGAATCATATCCAGATTCTATTTATAATAATAGAATAATTCACCTGGAATGCCAATATATGATTGTGAATCTATAACTGATTTAGACATAGAATCTGATAATATTGAATATTGTTATGAATCTGAGATAAGATTAGCAACACCAGATGAAATAATGGAAATGAATACAGATAAATATAATTTATAAAAATTCTTTGAATATTTCTTCTTTATTGTCTAATACGAAAGTGTGTATATAATAAGATAATTTCTTATAATTTTTATATTCATAAATACTTTCTACATTAAAATCATGTAAAAAATTATCATCAGCTGATATATAATAATTATTATCTTTATCAAACCAATAGCCTATTTGGTATATTGTTTCCTTGACTTTCATAGATAATAACACTGCAACTCCATTATTTATTTCACCAATATAATCAATAACTGAGATAAAATTAACTTCTTCCATATAGAAAGTTCTTTTTTTTATATATATAATAAAAAGAAGGTTTCTATGGCATTAAAAGATGTAAAAGATTTGATAATAAGATATCCTGGTCATCCTAAATATGATTCAAGTAGAATCATAGAAGATGATGAAGTTGAAGTGATAGTACAAAAATTAGAAATGTTACTATTTACTAATAAGGGTGAAGTGTTAGGAGATACTAACATTGGTGCTAATTTAGAATACTATCTTTGGCAAACAAGAGTTACTACTGGAAATCTAAAATCTAAAGTGGAAGAACAAATTTCTAAATATATTCCAGAACTAATAATATTAGGTTATACATTTGATGTGTCATTATATGAAGGCACATTAAGAGATATTCTATATTTAAATTTTGTGGTAAAAGGATATAATGTAGAATTTGTTTTTGAATAAAAAAATTAATTATGGCAGAAAAAGTTGAAGAGTTTGTTTTAACAACAGAAATAATAAAAGATATTGAAGAAAGAGAGAATTTTGGAAAGATTCTAAAACGATATGAAAAAATTTGGTTTTCAAATTTGAGAGGTGTACGGAAGCCAAACATGACATTCGCTATGACAGAGAATGAATTTGAGGAATATATTAAATGTAAAATTAATATTCATTATTTCGCGGAGAATTATTGTCATATTAAAAGAGAAGATGGTACTATTGGTCAAATGAAACTTCGTGATTATCAGAAGGATATTATAGATCTATACACAAAAAATCCTAGAAGTATATTAATGGCATCAAGACAAACAGGGAAGACTGTTTCTGCTGCAATTGTTATGATACATTTTGTATTATTTAATGATGATAAAGGGTGTATGATTGTTGCAAATAAAGGTAAAACTGTTAAAGAAATTATTAGAAAAATTAAAGATATTTATAAATTATTACCATTCTTTCTAAAAAAGGGTGTATCAAACTGGAATGAAACCCAAATATCATTTGAAAACAATTCACGAATACAAACAGAAAATAGAACAAAAGATCCATCAATTGGATTTACAATTGACCTTTTATATCTTGATGAGTTTGCACATATTCCAGATAATTTTATTAGAGACTATTATGCTGCAATTGTTCCTATTGTATCATCAATTGATAATTCAAGAATCATAATAACATCAACCCCTAATGGATATAATATGTTCTGGGAGTTAATGACTGCGGCTGAATTACCAGATGACGATCCTATGAAAAATCCATATAAGGCGATGCGTGTTTTATGGACACAAATAGAAGGTAGAGAAGATACTAGAATTAAAATTGCTGACTTTAAAATAAAAAAATATGGATTATCTAAATCCACTGTATTAAGAGAAATCAGAGAAAAATATGATATAACATTATATAAAAAACATATAGGTGATGATGTTTTAGATTGTGTTAAGTATGATGTTAATGATGAAAAAACTTATATAGATAATATTAGAAAAATTAGAATAAATGGAATACCGTTACCAGAATTAGCAATTGTTTCTAATTGGCAAGAAGAAGAAACTAAACTTATTGGGTCACCAGATAAATTTGATCAAGAGTATGGACTACATTTCGTTACTGGTGATAAAATTCTATTTAATAAAGAAACTATTGATTTATTAAAAAGTAAGCAGATACCATTTGATTATTTAGAATTTTCACAATTTAAGAAATTGAATATACCATATGATTCATTAAAATTTGTCAGAAACTTAGACCTTTTTAATCCATTAAAAGCAAAAGATTATTATATATTAATGTCAATAGATTTATCAGAAGGATTAGCAAAAGATTATTCAGTTCTAAACATATTTAAACTGACTCTGAGAGATAAATTTGAGATAGAGAAGTACAAGTATGAAAATTTATATGAGTTGTTTAAAATTGAGCAAATTGGATTATACCGTAATAACGTCTATTCTATTAGAGAATTTGCCCACATATTCTATACTGTGGCATTTGAAATTTTTGACCCCGAAAAACTTAAAGTTGTATTGGAGTACAATACATATGGAGCAGAATTTCTTGCTCATTTAACTAATGTGTATGATGGTAATAATGAATATTCAAATTCAGTATTTCTTAGATATAAACATAATAAAGAAGATCTTATAGGTAAAATAGGATTAAAATTAAATAAAGATAAGCATTTAATTGTAGATAAGGAATTTCAGCAATCAGTTAGAAATAGAAGAATGGTTCTTCATAGTGATATAAATATTAATGAGATTACAACTTTCAGTAAACATGAAACTACATCAGGTAATGTGACATATAGAGCCGAAAGTGGAAATGATGATGTTGTTATGAGTACTATAACGTTATCAACTTGTTTCGATAATATTGGATATAAAAATCTTGTTGATTTGTGCGTTAATAATAATTTACAAGGTGATGCGTTAAGATATATTGAAAGCATAACAAATAGGTCTAATAATACAGATGGATTAATTGGTGCATATAGTAGAGTTTATAAAAGTCGTCCAAGTATGAATAATAATAGATATCCAAGTAGATAATTTTAAACTATGAAATTATTTTTTTATATAAAAGATAAATAAAAATAATATTATATGTCAGATACATCACACAAGTTTTCAATGTCACTAACTCAACTTACATTTTTCTTAGAAAAAGTACATGACCTACTATCTATTGATAATGAAATTTTATTAAAGATTAATAATAACAATATACTCTTATATTCTATCGTTGGTGAAAAAATGAATGTTAACGCATTTAAATCTTTCATTTTTAATACAAATGAAATTTTTACATTTAACGAACCTCTTGAAAAAGAAATAAGATTTATTATAAATAATGGTTCTAAATTTGAAAGTACACTCAAGAATTATTCAGATTTTAATGAAAGTATAAATTGTGAATTTTTTATGAATGATGATACATATGCTGATAATTTCAAACTAAAAAATTCAAAACTTAGATTAAGTGTAAATGGCGGTGATGTCAGAGGCATGAATACTACTATTGATATAGAAAAAATTAATAAAACTTTAAATAAAGATAATATTGATTTTAAATTTATGTTAGATAAAAATTCTTACGCAAAAATTAAAAAAATAGCTACTATTGATGGTGAAAATGATATTTTATCTTTAAATATTAATGATAATAATCTTACAATAGGTGAAGGTAGTTGGGATCTTAAAATTTGCGAAATAGAGCATGATGATTTATCAATTTCATTTCCTAAAAAATATTTTAAATCAATTTCATTCACTGAAGATGAAATTAATGTTTATGTGTTTGATACATTTTTATTAATAGATAATAAAAATACAAATTTATTAATCGCATTAGAATTAAGTGTATAATTTAATGATATTAATAATTTCTATTCTATTTTTTATTTTTTTAACATATTATACTGGTATTTTTATAATAATTCAATGGTTCAATTAACATCTACATTTTGGATGAACATATTAAATGGAAATATAATATTATTTATGATTCTGTCTATAATATGTGTTATTTGTATTTTTTTTGGATTTTTATTAATGCCATTATATTTTTTATTGTCGTTTTTATAAAACCAAAACCCTATTTTTAACTATAAAAAATATAAAATAAAATAAATATATGAAAAAAACAAAATTTTTACAGACTTGTAAAGAATATGATAATTTGTTGAAAGATAAAGGATATTCTATCATTCTTAAAGAACCTTATACTGAATTTGAAGATTGTGATATGAATCACATCAGATGGATGCTTAATGAGATTCCTAATATGATTGATGATATAAATAAGCTTGAAAAATTAAATAGATGGATCGGATTTGTACAAGGTGTATTATGGAGTAAAGGCTATTTTACTATTGAAGATATGAGAGGACAAATTGGTGATGTTGATATGACTGAAAAACCTCGAATGGAACGTGAATCATACTACTATCAATTTGAAGGTGGTATATCAGATATGAGTTTCTAAATAAAAAAAGCCTCTTAATAGAGGCTTTTTTTATTTAGAAAATTAGGCAATTTAGTTATCACTCCGATTGTGCTTAGTTTACTTCTATTATCAAATTCAGTGTATTTAAGATTGTTTAAATTGACAAGCTCTTTATATTCAGACGCTATTCCGAGTTCATAAAACTTTTTTTTGAACAATTTAATCATAATTTTGCATCCTGCAAAATGTTCTTCAGTTACACTAGAATAAATACATTTAACAATTTTAATGTACGATAATGTTTTTTCAGACTTAATTTGTTGCTTTTTCATTTATTTTTTCTAATTTAGTTAATCTTATTGTTTTTAAAACTTGTAAATCAATAATCTTATTTATTTCATCTTGACTATAATAATGAAACTTATATCCTGATTTCATTGTTTTTAATTGATAAATACTTGCAGTATTTAATTTTGCAAGAATACCATCTTCTATTTTTTTAAATAATAGTTTTTCAACAACAATATCGTTATTTTTGTATTTTTCTGTGAGTTCAGAAATTAATTCCATTTCCTCACATGACTTTTTCAATTTTTCAAGTAATTCTTTCATAATTAAATTTTTGAGATCCTGATGGGGCTCGAACCCACAACATATTGATTTAGAGTCAACCGCTCTACCGTTAAGCTACAAGATCATTTTGCCCGCTTGTACTGGGATCGAACCAGTGACACAAAGATTTAGAGTCTTCTGCTCTACCAACTGAGCTAACAAGGGATTAGTAGGTTTATAGGGAATCGAACCCCAAATTAGACTATTCTCACGATCAACTTACCTTCATCTAACTCTTATCCAACCTCAACTGTAGGAAACTTACCAACTTCGAAATCGGTAAGCTCTTGCAAGGACCAGAACCCATTTTTATTTCAATTTATCTCTATCAATTCTAAGCAATTCTATTGTAAGCTGTGCCGCCACCCCAAATCCATAGAGATTTTTATCTGGTCTACCATTAGGTTGAAGCGTTGCAGACTCTCCGTTTTCATCTGTTACTACAATTCCGGCAGGTCTTTCTCCTTTTGCAATCTCTACCATCAAATTTCTTACTTCGTACTCATTTAGAGAGTATCTACCAACTTTAAATTTTGGTACCTTAATCCTTTTTATTTTCATATTAGTAGCCATAGTCAACAAATCTTTGTAATTTAATATCTCTGATTTCTTTCTGTATCAATTCTAATTGACTCTGAATATCAATAACTTTATTACGTTCTATGTTTATTAATTTTTGTTTTTCTGTAATGATATTTTGTTGTTCAGAAATTTTTGTTTCATACCATTTATCAGAATTTGAAATTATCTCAATTTTACTAATATTCATTTTATATTGGTTTAAAATTATTACTTTTTCAATGTTATTTGAAAGAATGGTAGAAATGAGGACACTGCTATGCACTTCCGTTCTACGATTTTCGCTTCTTTTACCAGGTGATCAAACCTGAGAACATCCTTTTCAAATAACATTACAAAGATACTGCTTATTTCATAAGAAACAAATTATTTCTTATAAAAATCGCCTTTTTCTAATTTATAAATATCTAAAAGCTTTTCAGACTCATTACGGATTTTTATCCATTCTTTTCTTGCCTTTTGAATTTTTTCTTCTTTTAAAGAAATTTTAACTTTATTTCTTTCAATTTCAAATAATGTTGATAATAAACCTAAGAAAGTATTAATGTTTCTTAACGTAGGTTTTGTTTCAATCCAGAAACAATATTTCTGTACTTTTTTTAATTGTCTTTTTGATAAATCTCTACAATTAAGTTTATCACAATTTAAATTACCTGTTATGGTATAATTATTATCCTTGACAAATTTCTTAATACTGTCAATTGTGCTGTAAATCTTGTTAGCAATTTCTGATTGATTGTAGGTATACGTAATACCATTGTTTATTGTTGTTTCCATAATTTTATTTATTTTTTTTATAATTATTAATTTTTATACAGTTTAATTTTATTATTACGGAAACTGTTATGGCGGTTTAATCTAGAACATAGTATCCTCCTTTCTGTTATTTATTTTCATATTTTTCTTTTAATTTTAAATATTCTTCTAATTCTTTTTTCTTTTTTTCTTCTGTACTTTTAATTTTAAATAATTTTTCTTCCCTATCTTGTTTTATTTTTTTTGCATCAAGTATATTTTTTCTAATATTACTATAATAATCATTGTTCCATAAATCATAAAACAAATCTCTTTCAATTTTTAATATGTAATCATACATGTGATATTCAGAAATTAATTTATAATCATAAATATTATCATCATAGACTAAAATTTCCAATTTTTCAAGACCAAATGTTCTAGGCAATACATCACAATAAATATTGTTAATTTTTTTTACAATATCTTCAATTGTATCACCATAATATGATTCTTCCCAATCATCTTCCGGATAATATTGACCCATACACATACCATTATCTCCGAGTAAGACTTTATATACTGTTTTTAATTCTGCTTCTACTATCATTTTGATACTTCTATTTTATTTAATTTTGTTTTTCTTACAAATTCTTCTGCATCTTTATATAATTTATCTTCTGCTCTTTTAATTTGAGTTTCAGCGTTATCTATACCTATTTCAATAGCCTTTTTTACTACTATTGGTAGACAATTACTACAACAACCATTATATAATGT